CCTACGTAATCGGTGATCAAAAACACCGATCCGACACCCAAGCCAGCAGTGATGCGAAGCACCTGGCCGTTATAGAAGTCGTTGGTGGCGCTAGCGCCGGAGGCCAACGTGATGCTGTTAGAACCGCCAGCAGCAGGGGTGCCGCTCACAGCAGGGGAGACAGTAGTTTCAGCCAATGCACATGCCTTAAGCACCTTGCCGAAGCGTGGCGCCGTACCAGCAGTGCCGCTACCAGCCAGCTCCACGCTGAATGTGCATTCAACGCGAGTATTGGCCAGCAGTTGCTCAGACGCACCCAGATAGGGACGCACCAGATCACGGTTGACTACATCACTCTGCTGAGGGGTGATGTTCAGATCCCGCACCAAAATGGCATCAGCGCCATCGGGTGAAGGGTCAACCCCGTAGCTGGATTCCGTCTCCGCCAAGATCAGGCGTTTGCGTGTTAGAAGTGGCATCGGAAATTACCTCTTGGATTTCAGGTTCCCCCGCCATTCCTGGTGGGAGTGTGCGTTGCACCAATGTGCGAACGCCGGTTTCGGAGTCAAGGATGTACGAGCCACCTTGCCCCTGGTATGCATCTACAACAATAGGCTGAGGTGCTTGGTACTCCTTGCGTTGACGTGATGTCATGCTGTGAGATCCGCGACTTGCGTGCGATAAAGCACGTCGTACTCACAAGAGATTACTCCAGCAGGCTGATCAGCCTCGACCATGTTGAAAGTCGTCAGCGCTGGTTGGATGTCAATTGCTAAGCCACCGAGCGTAAGGTCAGCCATCAATTTGCTGTGCATGTCCACAATTGTTGGATCAGCAAGTTGATCTGGCACATTGCCACGGACAATCACTACCACCCGAACACGCATGGTGGCATCCAGCTTTGGCAGGCTGGTGTTCTGTTCATACGTGATCGTTGCCGGCTCAATCACAATTGCAGGCGTTTCAGCCCTAGCCATTGCTTCGACACGACTACGCCAAATGCGCGTGCCAGCGCCGGCTGTTCCCTGCAATGCGGTGTAAATCGCTGCAAGGATTTGCTCTCTTTTACTTGCCATTGATGAATCCCGGTGGACCAGGGTCGCAACCCTTGGTCAGTATCGCAACAGCACGCTTGTAGTAGTAGCAATCAGTTTTTCCCGCACGCTCTAAGGCATCCTTCACCTTGGCCCAGTTGGCGCGGGTGTCGGCATCCATTACGCAACCTCAACAGCCACAAGCCGAGCGCGGCCAAGAGTGATGTCCACATTGCTACTGTGATTGGCGATGAACAGCGCCACTTCGTCGTTGGCGGCCATGCTGATGATCCAGTTGGTGACCAGCTTGGCTTCCTCCCCGCCGGAACCAGTAAAAGCGCGGCACTCGGTCTGATCGATGGCGGTGCCATTCTTAGCCAGTTTGATGCCCAGCACTTTGTTGTTGCCGCTAACGGTCTTGGCGTCGATGCTGCCGTAGATCTGCATCAGCTTGGTAGCGCCGCTGGTATTCTTCACCGCAAAGGCATCAACCGTGCCTAGTGTCATGCCGGCGGCGGAGGCAGTGTCAAAGGTGCCGGTAAGGCCAGTGCTGACGTAGACGCCCTGCGTAACAATGTCGATGGTGCCAGCATCCATCTTGCTCACCTGGCCGCGTACTACCGACCCCGCCGCTGTTAAGTAATAAGACAATGCAGACCAAGCGCTGCTGCCATTGCCGACCTTGAAGTTCCGGGTGTCAGTCTCGATGCCAACCTCCCCCAGCAACAGCACGGGATTCGCTGCTGTCCACGCAGACGCTGTATCACGCCGAAGCCGAAGTCGTGCTGTGCTGCTCATGCCGCCCCGCTGTCAAATACGTTCTCATCAGCGTAAACGGTACTTGCGCCCCCCCCGTCAACAACAGAGTCGAGCTGCACCACGGGTGCTACCAGAATATCGCTATCAGCATCGTCACAATTGATCGGCGTGAAACTCGTCTGATACGGCGTTTCAACAGAACGCTGAAGCATCAACTCGACAAACTTGCCGTCATCCATAAATTGCACATTCCGCACCGTGTAAGCCGCGCCATTGACCGAAACCTGCGAGCCGTTCAACAGATCGCCAAAGTCAGACGCCTTTGCTGTCACCTTGTAATCCGTAGTCAAGATCACGCCATCAGCAATGATTTCGCTTGGCATATCAAAGATGCCAATGCCGCTTACATCGCCTGCCGTTACTGGCACGCCGAAATCGGCCAAAAACAGATCCAGGTCTTCGCTGAATGCCATGACTACATGGTAGCGGCCTCGCTATTGTTCAGCCACTGGTCGCGTGGCAATGCTTTCAACCAAGTACCGCCTACGCCTACAGGCAATCTGTGCCCGCATTGCAGCGCAGCAGCCAGTTGAGCTACAAGATCGCATCTGGGCAAACAAGCTCGGCCAGGTCAATCGCACTGCCGCTTCAATGCTGCGACAGGCACAGCGCCGAGTGCAAAATCCTGAAATGCACGAAGGGGGTCTTGATGACTTTCTCAACCAACTTGACGTTGGAGGCCTTGGCGACCAAGCCAAAGGCATTCGTCGTTTCGACAGCCCAGAAGAAATCGTTGACTTCTTCCGTCAAGACAAGCCTGAAGACTGGCGGCAGCGAGAGTGATCAGAATTCACAGGCGATCGTATCCCCACTTTCCATCAACAAGTAGTCACCATCCTCCAACTGAAGATGGCTGATCACTGTCAGCGTCAAGTTGTAAATCATGTCAAAGGCACCAGGGCCTAAAAGCCCACGGCCACGCAGCAGGTCTTCCATGTCACATCGTCCCCACCTTGCAGCCAACCGTTGGCGTGCCGCCAGTAATAGAGACCAACCTGAGTCTTACGAATGACACAGGCGCCATCAAGTAATAGGCAGTGGTGCCATTTGCCAAAAGCGTTGTATCAGTATTCGTAGCGTTCAAGTTGAAATAATTGGTGTCATCCAGGCTCCCCTCAAGCCGAATAACAACACTTGTTCCCACGCCAGCCAACGTCACCTGAAAAGTCAGCGTTGCGCCAGTCGTCGCCTGAGCACTGGTGACACCAGCCTCACTCAGCGAACCAAGGTCGGCAACGTCAAAAATGCTGTTATACCCAAAAGGCACATGCGTCATGTCATTCTCCTCGCTACCAACATCTTACCAATGGAAAGCCCCACCCCCCTTGCGTGGGATGGGGCAAGCAATCAGTGAAGATCAGGCGTACTTCAGTACGGCAACAGCGTTGACGCTATAGACATGGGTGGAGGTGTCCACAGTAGACACAGCCTTGACCCAACGCTTGGCAACGCCCTTAGGGAACACCAGGAACTGCTTGGAAGCAGTGGTGCTGACCTCGGCAAAAGCAACGGCGCCGGAAGCCTGAACAGTGCCACCACGGCTGAACACAGTGGTGATGTCGCTGTAATCTCCTGACTCGGTGTCAGCGGACTGCAGCTTCACGTTCAGGGTGGAGGTGCCGCCGTTGGCCACATCAAGAATCACGACGACATCGCCTTCGTAATTCTTCATGTCAACGGCAGTGCCGTTAAGGGCGCTGGTGCGGCTTGCAGTTGGTGCAAACGCAACATGAGACAGTTTTTCGAGACCAGTAGAAAGAATGGCCATGATTTACTCCTTGGAGGAACGGGGTTTGCGGGTACGTCGCATGGACGCATTTTCCACGACCTCCACAACTTCTTCAGGAGCAAGCTCCTCGTCAGTTTGGAGTGTGGTCTCCACTGGCTCAAGCACAGGCTCAAGCACAGTGGCAACTTCAGGCGTGATCTCAACAGGTGCGATCTCTGCCCTCAACTCCTCCGTCACCGCAAGGGCTTTGTTGGAGCTGATCAACAGAAAGGCATCATTGGCCTCTAGATCAAGGATGGAGCCCACCTCCGCGGGCTCCCCTTTGATCATTACGCCTCGCAGGATCTCAACCTTCATGATGATCAGGTGCCGAGGCAGAACGCGCCGGGCTGCTTAACAGCCACATCCAGATCCTGGTGGGCGATCACGCGCACGGTGCCAGCAGTGGCTCCAGCGTAGGGATCAACCATCAGATCAAGACCAGACCACATGCCCATCACCATCTGGCTGAAGTCGCCAAACAGTGCATCGTTGGACTGCAGTTGGTTGGACACGATCACCGGATAACCGTTGACCTCGTTGTTCTCCCACACAAAGGAAGCCTCGGTGCCGGCTTTGCTGGTGGACTTCAGGAGGCCACGTGCGGTGGCATTCATGATGTACCGCAGCGAACCCACGTCAGCGTTAGCAACGGCAACGTCGGTTTCCATCGCAATCAGCTGGGTGAAGGTGCCAGCGTTGGTCAGGGTCTCAGTGCCGATGCCGGTGGTGTTGATCAGACCCAAGGGCTGGTTGGTGGAACCAGTGCCATACATGGCGGCACGGTCAATCTCAAGAGCGATCACACGAGCTAGGTCGTTGCGGATCATGCCCTCAACGTCGATGCTCGACTGGAGCAGAAGACGACGGCTGTAGTCCACAAAAGCGGCAACAGTCTTGGGGGTCATGTTGACCTGATCAATCGCTTGCTGCGATTCGGTCGGAGCAACGTTCTCACCAACCCAGTAAGCCGTAGCGGCGCTGGTCTGACGGGGGATGGAAATGTTCCCCTGCAAGCCGCTCAGCATCGTCACACCAGCCTGAGCAAGTGCCAGACGATTGCGCAGCAGGTCGATGAAGCTACCAGCCAGCAGTTCATCAGCAACCAAGTTCCCGCCAGCAGTCGGGATGTCTACCAACAGGTCACGACGCAGCACCTCGTTAGGCACCACGATGCCGTTAGAGGAACGCTCGTACTTAACAGCGGCGGCCTTGCCGACCTCGATCTCAAACTCAGCAGAGCGCCGAGCACCTACATCACCAGGATTGGCAAGGTAGTTGAGAGCCTTGATGAAGCTGAAGCGCTTCACCTCTTTATTGTCCAGACCCAGATCGTTGTGAGTCATGTCTTGAGAGTGAATAGGTTGTTCCATGGGGGCTTGGCCGAGTTTGTCGAGGACAGCAGCACGCGCTTCATCGAGGGTGCGACCACCGTCGATCAACTCGCGAGCCAAATCTTGCATCTGGTGCTTGTCGCCCAGTGCGCTAATGGCGGCGATACGGCTCCGCTCGGCCTCGATGGCCTTGGACCGGATCACCTCCACGTCAGGGGTGTTGTTCTCCATTTGAACCTCAGGTTCGGGTGATGCGGCGGAAACCGCTTGACTGCGCACTTCCTCCTCGATGGATTCAGTGACTTCAGTTTCGATCTTAGTCTCCTCGGGTTGCATAGTTTGCTCTGGAATGAGTGAACGTCCTACGCCCACCGTTGGATCGGCGGGGATAGAAACAACGCTGATTTCATAAGGAGACCAGCTGGTGGCGACCATTGCCCCGTCACGCTCTTGCATTTCGTCAATTGAATAGCCAAAGCTCACCCCCCGCAAAATGCCATCACGCACGTCATCAAGGATCTCTTGCGCTGCTTTGCTGCGGCTAAAACGCACCTTGGCGTAGCCACGCTTTTTCTTGCCATCCACCCAAGCGCGTTCAACCACACCCAACACACGATCAGGATCGTGGTTAAACAGCAGCGGCGCACCATCGTTCAAGCGCTCAAGGACTGCTGCATCCATTTCATGACTCAGCACCTCCTTGCCGAAATACCGCTCAACCGGATACTCCGAGCTGAACGGGAATTCCATTACACGCTCCTCGATAGAGCGAAACTCAGTGGTCTCAGTACGTTGATACTTGCCGGTGTAGTCCCGTTTGTCATCCATAGACCTCAATGCCTCAATTTTGGTCAGCGTACTGAACCGATGACCAACAAGGGTCTCCGTTTCCTGCCATTCATTATCGCTGTCGCGCCTATAGATACGAATCAATGCCGCTGGATCTTCAGCTGTTGCATTGATGCTGAAGCTGCTTTCAGGCACCCCCAGCACTCCCTCACGCATCACATGCTCGATACGGCCTCGTGCCGTACCGCCTGAGCTGCCCCATGACACGAAATCACCTTCTTTCAGGCCATCAGGTGCTGCACGCAGCTCACGCTCGCCTGTTGCCTCTTCAAATTCAATTGGCTCATAGTCACGATCACTCAGCCATTCGCGGGCTTCAGCAGCCGTGAACTGCGTCAAACGGAAACGGATCGCCTGCAGCTCAGCACCCTCTTCTCCTTCCTTGATGCCAAAAATGAAGTCCACGCCTTCACCAGCCGCATCATTGCGACGACGAAAACTGTCGTACTGCCCAGGATCACGCAATCGAGCGGCATGTTCATTTGGGTAGGGGCGTTCTTCTTGCATGGTGCGATCCATCTTTGCAACAAGGCTATCTGCCCAGGCCTTACCAGGATCACCACCCCATGCCGCCCATGCCACCCTGCCGGGTGATGGATAACCCTCTTCACCAGGACTAAAGCCCTGACCCTGCTTGTCAACTTCATGACGAGCAAACCATGCACTCATCGTCACGATGGTTTGATCACTTAACTCTTCACCACTAAGAATCTGCCCAGCACGTCGAGCAGCAACCTCAGTGCCACCCTTGCGGCCTTCTTCTTTCCACTCCCGATAACGACGCGCTTCCTCGCGCATTCCTTCAGTTGGCATCGCGCTCATAGCTGCTCCTCAACAACAGGTGATGGTGGTGCCACGACACCAAGTAAATCCTTGTCCAAAGTTACGCCAGCACCCTCGGCAACACTTTGCTCACGGGCAAGTTCAGCCACGTTGTCGTCAAAATCACCGCCACCTGACTGCGCAATGATCTGCGCCTTGGTCATGTAACCCGCCTGCTCGGCCTCACGGTATGCCTTGACTTCCTTAAGGGGGTCCACCCAGCTCCAGCCGCGTGTCAGCCACTTAGGACTGTCGTAGCGATCAGGACGCAGCTCATAATCTTGAAATGGCAACTCAGCAGCCAGCACCGCCAAATTCAACCACTCGCGGTAGATCCGCATGTGAAAATTTTCAATCAGGTAGTTCTGCACCACCCGCCAATGCTCACGATCCTCCAGTAACGACACCCGGCTGCTGGAATAATTTGTCTCCGAGAAATCCCTGCTCAAGGTCTCGTAAGAGCACCCAAAGCCCGACGCAAACCGCCGCACCTTGTTGCGGACAAACATGTCAAACTGCTGATCCGGTGAGTCGATGTTTGGCACCGTCACGTTCTCGCCTGGCGCCAGATACTTGAACGTTCCAGGCTCAAACTCACTAATCCGCTGGTTGTTCTCCACGTCGTCTGGCGTCAGCTCACCTTCATTATTCGTAATAAATCCCATCAAGCTGGCACCAGCTCGCGCACGAATCACTGCTGCTTCCTCATAGCCCTGCAGTTGATGGGCATCTGCCATCACCGCATGGAACCAAGGCACTCCACGATTCTGCCCTGGCCTTTCCGGTAGGAAAAGATGGATCACGTCCTCAGCAAGCAGGAACATGTGCTTCTCGTTCCGCTGCTTGCCGTTCTGGAACCAGTAATCACCTGGATGCCGCGTCAGCATCGCGTACCGCACCGGGCGACCCCAATCATTCACCTCAACGCCATTGCGCCATTCATTACCAGCAGCAAGTGTCGCGCCTTGGTACTCCTCATCAAGCATGTCGGCTTCAAGGATCTGCAACGCCAGCGGCACCTTTGATCCACCAAATGACCGCCGCACAATCCGAAACAGCGCTTCACCGCTCTCAGGCAGCGCTCCAGTAGCAAGCCACTCCAAATCGTGGAAGCTATACCGCCCAGCTACATCGCAGTGCTCCTTACGGCACCACGTCCTCCACTTGCCCTCTATCAACTTATTGATCCGCTCGTCACGACGATTGCCGCGCAGCAGCATCACCTGCGCCTGCAGTGCTACTCCAGTGCCTACAACGTTGATCTGCGTTGTGCGCTTTGCCTGCTTTGCATACGGATTGTTCCGCACCATCTCGCGGGAACGATCCCGCAATTTCCGCAGACTGGTGCGAATTTCTGCGTCAGCACTGGTTTGCGTTGCCAGCCAGTCAGAAGTAAGCCGGCTGATAATTGCACCCTGATACGTCCGCTTCAATTTGCGTGGCGCACCCTGTGCCAATGTCGCAGTCTTAGGCCTGCCAAAACCAAAAGCATGACTGATGCGGTCGCGGAAGCCCATGATCAAGCGTTGAATCGAACGAACATATTCCTTGGATTGCCTAAGCCATTGGCAATCATTTCAGCTTGCTTTTCACGAGCCACGTCAGCCTTCAACTTACCTTCAAGCTGCAACAGCTCCGCCATGTCATAACGCTTAAGCGTTCTATTGCCGATCCGGTACTCCTTGGTGCTACCACCAGCAAGCAGCGTCCTGATCGCGCTCTGTACGGCCTCCAGGTCTTTCTCAGCCTGGCTGCGACCGTCATAGGCGGTGGCTGTGCCCGTATAAGCAAGGCTTGGCTCCAGCGACAGCGAGCCGCTTCCCAGCGTTGTTTTGCTGGAGTCGCTGATCTTGGTGGCAACCGCCTGCCAATAAAAAGTTGTCAGCGCCGTGATCGCTTCATTCACCACCCAGGTGAATCGCCACTGGCTGCCCTGCGCTGTAGCAGTCAGCGTCTCCGCTGCTGCGCTTGCATTTGCACGCAAGTAATACACCAGCGTGTGATTCGTGGCATCAACCACCTGGCCGAACACATCCACCGTTGGCTCGTCAAGCCAAATCACGGTGTCACCGTTCCGTGCTGATTGCGGAATCTTCATGTCCTGCAGTCTAAACCCGTTTACCACTGACTAACAAAACTCTTTTTGCGCTGTGACGCCACCTTCTTGCGATCTTCTGCTGGCTTCTGCTCGCCCTCCAACTTCCGCTCCATCTGATCCCAGATCGTTCGCTTGTCATACACCATGTACAACCGATGCAGCGCTGCATAGCCATACACCAATTCATCCACTGCCTCATTGGCGGCATTTGGACGCTTTACCCAATGGCGTTCAGGGAAGCCATTCTTGAACCGCATCACCTGCTTCTCAGCAGTCAGCTCCTCGAAGTAATCGCTTGGTGTCGTCGGGAAGAAATGCAGATACCCAGCGCCAGGGTCGTTATGCCGCAACCTTGCGAACAACAGCGACTTCACCGTGTCGCCACCGACCGGGAACACCTGCGCCCCACGCTTGATCGTTTTCCCTTGACTATTCACATCCACTTTTGTCGCCTTACCGATCGGGGGTTTGCCTTTTTGCGACATGCCCTTGACTGCAATCACGCCAAGCTGTTGCCGCTCCTTGGCGTATTGATACACCACATGGGCATTGAAGCCTGAGTCAATCGCGCAGCACAGCACACGCCGTTCTGAGCCATCTTCTGCCTTGTACGGCGCCTGCAGCACTTGATCGAGCTGACTCCACACCTCAGGGCGCGTTGGGTCGCCATACAGCTTGATTCGATCCACCAACCACCCTTCTTCCTCCCTGCCCCATCCCCATACGCTCAAGCTCAACCTGTCGTGCTGCACGTCGCAACCAATCGTTAATGCCAGCACCTCAGCAGGCACCAAGCCCTGTTTATACGTCTCCTTACCTGCACGCTCTGACAACGCATCAGCGCCGATCTTGCTTGCGTATTCGTCCTCCCACGTCTCACCCAACACGGTGTTTACAAAAGTTTTTAATTGCTCTGCATCGTTCTTAGCCTCCAAGAATTCTTCCACCAAATTTGGCCACATCGCATTTGGGCTGTAGCTGTAAGCCGCCCAAATGTGAAATGACAGATGCTTCCCATTGCCAGGCGCTGTAGGTCGCCATTCGCCACGCTCCACCATCCACCGCTTCTTCGTATGCGGAATCCATACCCCGCACTTCTCGCAGCAGTAGCTCGCCGTATCAGGGTCGCCATCACGCCACTTGATGTTCCCCCATTGCAGATACTGCATGTGCCCGCAGTCAGGGCACGGCACGAAATACCTGCGCTGGTCACCCTGCTGGAACATCCGCTCCACACGGCTGAAATCTTTGATCGTCGGCGTTGAGCCCGCCACGATTTTGCGGTTCCAGTAATACTCCGTTCGCCTGATGCCCAGCTTGATCTGATCACCCTCTGTACCAGCCGAAGGCGGATAACCATCCACCTCATCAAACAACACCACCCGCCTGCTCACACGCCTGAAGCCACGCGGGCTATTGGCACCTACCAGGCTCAGCGAACCCCCAGGGAATTGCTTCTGCAGGATCGTGTTTGCGCCATCCTTTGCCTTTGCCTCCGTCACCAAACCAGCCAAGCAAGGCGTATCACGCAGCATCGGCGCGATCTCTTCCTTGGAGTAGCCCTGCGCATCCTCAATTGTCGGTTGGACAATCATTAACGGGCATGGATCTTGATGGATGTGATACGCAGCAACGTGATTCAAGATCTTGCTGTAGCCCACGCGGGCGGATTTCATCACCGTAATCTGTTCTATCCTTGGATCTGTTATCGCATCCATAATCCCTTTCTGATACGGCAAAGTGTGCCATCTTCCGCCTTCTGCGCTGCTTTCTGCACTTAAATATGCATAACTGTCGGCCCACTCACTCAAACTCAACCGTTTTGGCGGCTTGAATGCTAACAACATTGCTTTTTCGATCCTTGTGATGTTACTCATCGTCCTCCGGCGCCTGTCCAGCCAGGTCTTCCAGGGTTTCACGCACAATCGCATCCAGCACTTCAATGGCATCCACATCCAAATCAGGGATGCGCTGCTTTGCCTTTGTTGGAATACCCAAAATCTTTGTTCGAGCCATCACCACAATCTCCACCCACTTCGCCTCGACGTCGGTGGTCGATACCAGCAACCCCTCCTTTTGCTTCCGCTCCAGCTCCAGCAGCTCTGCTTTGAGGTGCTCAGTCCGAGCCCGGCTCTCGTTGTAGTCGGGGACCGCCTCGCTGGTCTTGGTGATCCGAGGTGACAACCGTTCCTCACGGCTGCGCAGCGCTGGCTTGTCCACTTTCTCTCCTGGTGGCTTGGGGCCAACTCCAATACGCGACTGGCTATTCCGCGTCCATTCCTCGTACATGGTCTCACTGTTCACACGGATCTGACCATCGACGCAGTTCTTGGAGGTCAGGCGTCCCTCCGTGACTGCCTTGTAAACGGCTTGCTTGCTGACGCCCAGCGCTTGCGCGGCTTCAGCCCTAGTGATCATTGGCATACACAAATACTACATTGAAACTGCATACATGTGCTACAGTGTCCCGCTTTTTTGGGAGGGGGAAGAATTGTTTATATTTAGGCAACCTACTTTTGGAGGCTGTGCCTAGCCCACCGGAGCTACTCGAAAACCCT